GTCCCGTGCCTTACCACTTGGCTACACCCCATTTCAATCCATGCACCAGCGGTTAGTGCGCAAACGCACCGCGCACGGCAAATTAACAGCGTAATTATAACACAAAAAAAAGAATAATGCAAGCACTTTTTTGAAAAATAACTCAAAAAACACAAATAAAACTATAAAAAATTCTAACTGTTTTATATGCAGCAAGTGTATCCCGTTCCCAATCTCGTCACCCTTCCGTCAAGCTCCAAAGTCAAGAGAATCGGCATAAGGCCTACCATATCTAAACCCGTCTTTTCAGAAATCTCATCTATAGTCATCGCCTGCCCCTCAAATGCAGCCAGTACCGCACGTTCCTCCGGCGATATTTCATTTGCCTTAGGTTCTTCTTTTTTCTTTTTTGCACTGCTCATATCTGCAATTGTTTCTCGAACATCCTCCTCTATCTTCCCCGCTCTTAGTGATTGTATTATATCATCAGCTCTCAGAACAGGTCTGGCGCCTTGTTCCAGCAGCATCCTCGGCAGTTCTGACATATACTCTCCGCGCTGTCCGTGGAGAGCAAAAACAACTCGGCCCTGTTTTCTGGCCGCTTCTGCGGTGCTTCGTGCTCCGCTTGTCTCTCCGCCTTCCATCACAGCCACAGCCTGAGAAAGAGCAGATATAACCGCATTTCTGGCCGTGAAAAGCTGCGGATAATTATATGTGCATGGCGGATTTTCACTGACTATTGCACCTCCGCTCTGTAGTATTTCAGCATAAAGCAGCTCATTTTTTGCCGGATATACCGGATATACGCCGCCCGCGAGAACAGCCGCCGTCTTGCCTTTGCCCGAAAGCGCACCCTCATGGGCGCAAGTATCTATCCCCCGTGCTAATCCGGAGATGACAGTCACACCGCGCTCCGCCAATTCCCTGGCAATCTCATAAGTCCTTTGACTTCCGCGAAGGCTGGGTTCACGCGAGCCTACTATTGCCGCGCACGGCTCATCCAAACAGGCAACGCTGCCCATCACATACAAATACTGAATACTCTTAACATCCAAAACAGACTTTGGCAAATCCCCTTTCTGCCGCGTCAGCAATCTAACTCCGCGGCGCCGGAATTGTTCAAATTCCCGTCTAAACGCTTCGGATTTTTTCGCCGCAATAAGCGCCTCTATTGCCTTTTCCTGACGCTTACCTTCAGGCTTTATATTTTGAATATTATCATATAATTCATTTATATCTTCGAACTTTTCTGCAAGTTTGGCCGCCGTCATTTTCCCTGCGCCTTTTGTGGAGTAAAGCCAATACCATTTTTCGTTATCCGTCATGCTTTTCCTCTTTTTACGTTTGATATACTAAACTATACCATAATCGCTGCGGTAATACAACAATATACTCTCTGACAATATACAATGAACGCAGCCCATGACTATTCATTAAAAATATGTCTCCTTTTAACTTTTTTCTCGAAAAAAGTATTGCTTTTTCTTTTTGTCTCTGATATAATAAACGTCGCTGACAGTTTTAGTGGAGAGATGGCTGAGCTGGCTGAAGGCGCACGACTGGAAATCGTGTTTGCGTTGATAGCGTAACGAGGGTTCGAATCCCTCTCTCTCCGCCATTACAATTCAAATCCGAACGCACCGCGATATATCTTTGTAAACGGTCTGTTCGGTATCATCTGCAAAAGGTGATGAATAAACCCGCTCGCCCGAAAGGGTGTAGCGGGTTTATTCTTTCTTCTTGCGTTCTGTTCCAGCCTGTATAGCTGCGTCGATCCCGAAAAGGCAAATAGCCATATCGTTTACAATTTCGTTGCGCCAGCGCATTACGGTTTTTAATGCCTTGTCAACTCGGAAGCTTACTTCTTCCCACGTCATTTCCTGCGCGTCCTCGGGTAGCGGCGTTCCGTCCTCCCGCTCCTTGAAGTAATACAAACGGATAACGGTAAATTCTTTCCGGTCTTTGAACGCCTGTATCACGCGATCCAGCCGCTTGAATTCCTTTGCGGTTATATCGTATTCCGCTTCTTTGTCCTTCTCCATATCCTCTAAAATATCGTCCGGACTTTTCCACGCTTTATTCGGGTTGAAGCGGACAACGCCGCTTCTCCCCTGCAACTCTACCCGTGTATAAGCTGCCTTGTCTGAAACAATGCGCTTTAATGTCGGATAGCTGTATAAAAGCTTCTCTGTGATTTTGAAGTAGTTTCGTTCCGGCGCTTGCTGCTGCAAAACTTCCACCGTCTGCCGCGTCGCTTGTGCAACCGCCGCCGCGATTATATCAAGAACGTTTTGCGGTAACTGTTCCATTCTGCCCGCCCTCCTGCGTTTCCGGCTCTACTACTTCAATATTTTGATTTTGTGCAAGCTTGCAATAAACGCTTAGATCGTCCTTGTAGCCTTCAAAATCATCTATGCGGGTAATCTCGTAATACTGCCCCTTGTATTCAACCAGCATATCGGTTGTAATGCCGGTACGGTAATTCACAACAAACAATACTTCTTCCGTTTCGTTTACCGTCGCGGAAGCAAAGAATTCACTTCCGGAAAGCTGCCTGTAATATGCCCAAAGCCGCCCGCTGTGTACGGGTTGCCAAACGTATGAAGCAAAGCCGTGATCGTTTACCGTGCGCGTTTCGGCAATGAAACGTATTTTTTTATCTTTCAACTTCATTTCTCTTGCCCCCTCGCTTTCAATGGTACTTTTTACAATGCGCCTATAAACTCGTTGTATTTCTCGGTCAAGCCCACGTAAGCATCAAGAAGGCTCGCCATACCGTCTATACGTTGCTTCGCTGCTTGATTTTTTACCGGCGTTATATTCCCGTTGCGGTCTGTCTGAACGCCTGTATTTGTCAAACACCATTTCAAGATCGGGTTATTATTGTAAACAACCCGCTTTGCCTGTAAGTCTGCCCCTAACTGCTGCATAGGAAGGGAAAGCGTCTGCGCGCCCTGTCTGCATGGGATCATACTAAACCCGTTCGCTTTCATTTCCTCAACCCAATAACGGGCGCTCCATGCGTCATAGTAAACCCACGCCGGAACGATTTTATATTCCTGCGTCATTTCGATAAACCACGCTGTAACGTCCCTATAATCAATCGTATTTCCGGCGCACGTCCGCAACAAACCACGATCGCGCCATTTGTCATACGGTATCTTTTCTTCAAGTACGCGCCTTTCGAGCGTTTCTTCCGGTATCCAATACATTTGCGTTACATACCGCTTTTCTGTTTCCTTGTCTACCATAAGCAGGGTAGCGCACGTAAGGTCAAGCGTTTTCGACAAATCCGCGCCGCCGATCGCAAACTTGTTCTTGAAGCGGGCAATATCAAAGGTTTCCAGATTTTCTATATCGTCAAGGGTAAGCCACGCCGTGCTTAACGTGTCTTTGACGTTGAATTCTTTGACAAGCAAGCCCCTAAGCTCGCTTGGGTTGTTCTGCGCGCGGGCAATTTTTGTTTTCAGATCGTCCAGCTTCTTGATTGTTCCTAATGCCGGATTAGCCTTTTGCCACGCTTCCGGCTGCGTCCATTCCTCGCGGCTG